CAAAGAGGCGGGCGGCTTCCTCCTGTCGCTGCCGGAAAAGTCGAGTACGGCACAGCGGCCCGCAGCAGGTCCGGCCGGGGTCGCCGTTCTGAACCGACCTGCGGATGAACCGGCCGCAGACGCAGCACGGCACGGCAAGCCGCGGGTCGCCGCCCGCGATCAGCTCGTATTCCAGCGACTCCCGGCGGTCTGCCAGCGCGAGCAGGTCGCGCAGCAGCGCGGAAACCTGTGGGTGTTGTTCCGCCCGGATCGCTGCGACGATGGCGTCCACGTCCGCGAGCAGGTCGGCCGCGATCCTGAAATGCTGTCCCATGCGAGCTGTCTCCTGGTGCGGGGTCGTGCCCCCCAAGCATGCCGCAGGCGCAAGCGGGAGGCAACGCGGCCTGGCGGTACTTCGTCCGGCCCGGTGTCTTGATTGCCCTCCCGCCCGTTATTCACACACCCACCTGACCCCCCGCCCGGTCAACCGCCAGTCGGTGTTGGTTGGTTTTCACAGGTCCAATACAGGTTAAGCGGGCCGCGACCCTGCCGCATCCGCAAGCGGGGCAAGCTGTTGCGACCTTTCCGCCTCCGAAATATGTTCGCGGCTGCCCGTTTGGATGTGCGCGGCTGCCCTCAAACCCGCCCCGAAATGTGCGTGATCGCCCGTCAGAATGTGCCCAGACGCCCTGTGTTTCCCGCCCGAAATGTGCCCTACCTGTCGAAGACTCCCCGCGGCCGGCAGAGCCCCCGCAAACCCCGCAGACGCGGGCGTTCGCGTAGGCCCCGCAGGACGCGACGGGGGACACCCACTTTCCACCGTCCCCCCAACCATCCGCCATTGAACGCACCTTCCCCGGGTGGCACAATGGCACCCGCCTTGAGCAGCCCCCCCAGTTAACCCAGGACGAACGCCATGCCCGCGGCTCTGTTCGCGACCAACGAGGTGTGCAATGGCTCTGAGAGGTAAGACCCCCGAGAAGGTGGAGAAACGCCTGAAGGCGCTCCTCTTCGGCGAGGCCGGCGCGGGCAAGACGACCGCCGCCATCGAGTTCCCGAGGCCGTACGTGATCGACACCGAGGCCGGCGCCGAGAACGACCAGTACGGCGCGACCATCCGCGCCCGCGGCGGCGCCTACTGGCAGAGCAACGACTGGGACGAGATCGTCGCCGAGGTGCGGTCGCTGCTGACCGAGGAGCACCCCTACCGTACCCTGGTGCTCGACCCCATTACCACGATCTACGACGACGCCATCGACAAGGCCGAGGACGAGGTCGGGAACGAGTGGGGCAAGCACACGGCCAGGGCGCGGCGGGACTGGAAGCGCCTCGGGCGGCTCTTGACCCGCCTGGACATGAACGTCATCATCACCGCCCACGCGAAGAAGGAGTACGGGGAGGGCAAGAACGCGAAGGTGATCGGCACCACGTACGAGGGTCCGAAGGGGCTGGACTACCTCTTCGACCTGGTGCTGGAGGTCCGCAAGGTCGGGCCGCGGGACCGCCGGGGCGTGGTGCGAAAGACGCGGGTGGAGGCGTTCGGCGAGGGCGAGTCGTTCCCGTTCGCCTATCAGGAGATCGCCTCGCGCTACGGCGCCGCGGTGCTGGAGCGCGCCGCCGTCGCGGTGACGTTCGCCAGCGCCGAGCAGGTCGCGGAGCTGGAGTCGCTTATCAGCGTCCGCGTCGATGCCGACGAGAAGCGGTCCAAGCTGCTCAAGTACGCCAACGCCGACAGCCTCGCCGAGGTCCCGGCGTCGATCGTGGCGAAGGCGATCGAGAAGCTGAGGGGGAAGGCATGAAGCGGACAGATCCGAACTACGTTGGCAAGCGAAAGCTGAACGATGTGGAGAAGCAGGCGTTCTACGATCGGCAGTGCAACCGATGCCCGATCTGCCAGGACTACCTGAAGGACGGCTCGCACGTTGATCATTGCCACAAGACGGGACGTATCCGCGGCATCCTATGTCCGCGGTGCAACACGGGACTGGGGAAGTTTCACGATTCCCCCGCGATCCTGTGGGCTGCGATCCACTATCTCGACCGCTGCTTTGTCGAGCGCAAACTGTGGGATGCTGCGTGCGACGTCACGCCGGAGGCAGGCTACCTGTCTGACCTTATCGACATGCTCGCCGAACGCGCCGCGTAACAGCCGCATGTGTGGAGTCTCTGGAGGACTGGGCAATGCCCGTGACCTACCGACAGGTGGAGCCCGACGTTATCGAGATGCTCGCCGCCGTGATGGCCGAGCACCACGGCGACCTGGCCGAGGAGGGCGTGACGGTGTCGCTGCTGTTCGCCCACGCGGCGTTGTCGCAGGACGGGGAGATCCAGGGGCCGGCGCTGAAGCTCCGGGGCTGGCCGGCCCTGGCGGTCGTCGGCGTCGTCTCCTACAAGGACCGCGTGGAGGGCAGATCGGACGCGCGTATCCTCCTCGACGGCGACCGCTGGCCGGACCTGTCCGACCGGCAGCGGCGGGCGCTGCTCGACCACGAATTGGAGCACCTGACGCTCGTCCGCAGGGAGGACGGCAAGGTCAGGTACGACGCCGCGGGCCGGCCGCGGCTGAAGATGCGCCCGCACGATTACGAGCTGGGCGGCTTCTGGGCGGTCGTGGACAGGCACGGCAAGGACGCCCTGGAGTCGCTGGCGTACCGGCACGTCCACGCCGGCTTCAGCCAGCGCACGTTCCCCTGGGGGTGATCATGCTGAGGTATTACGACGCCGCCGGCGAGCCCGTCAGCCGCGACGAGTGGGCGGCGCTGTACCGGACGCCCGGCTACGGCTCGCCGCGGGTCCACGCCCGGCCGGGATACGAGGCGCGGCTCTCCTGGGTGGGGCTGGTGTCCAGCATGCCCGGCGGCGGCGGGGCGTGGCTGGTGCAGGCGCTGGAGCTGGACGACGACGGCCGGCCGTACGAGTGGACGCGCCCGGTCTGGTGCGCCACCCGCGCCGAGGCCGAGAAGGCGTTCGAGGCCGCGGTGGCGAGCCTGCCGCGGCCGGGGGAGGAACAGTGCGATGGTGTCGGGTCACGTCCTTGACGCCCTGGTCGCCGCGGAATGGGTCTGGTGTCAGACCGGCGACGGGGACGAGTGGCAGAACCGGAGGGATCAGGCGATGGAGAAGATCGAGGTGCGGGACGGGCCGCTCGGGCCGGGTGAGCCGTTCTATCAGGTCGTTGACGGCCGGGTGATCGAACGGCGCTGTCTCGAAGTCGTGGACCTGCCGCGCGACGTGACCGCCGGCTACCCGCGGGCGGTCTACTGCGGCGGGCCGCTGCTGTCGCCGTGGGACGTCTACCGCGACCGCGAGGCGGCGCTGATCGACGCCGAACGCGCCGTGAGGGACAACCTGGCCGACGCGGAGGCGGACCTTATCACGCTGAAAGGCGAGTTGGAGCTGATCCGGTCGCAGAGGAAGGGGGCGGGCGATGGGCCGTGACTGGTACAGCACGGGCGAGGCCGCGAAAATCTGCGGCGTGTCCGCGGGTACGATCGCCCGGTGCTTCGACCGCGGCCAGCTGAAGGGCTGGCGCGTGCCGGGGGGGACGTTCCGCCGGATACCGCATGACGCGCTGGTCGCGTTCATGCGGGCGCACAACATCCCGCTGGACAGGCTGGAGGGCCGGAGGTGACCTACGTGTGTGTCCGGTGCGACGGCTGCGGGGGTCGCACGCCGCTCTACCCCAACGGCCGGGGCGCGGCCGGCAGGATGCGTGCGAGCCTGCGTAAGGGCGGCTGGGCGAACCTGAAGGGCGCCGGTATCGACCTGTGCCCCGACTGCGCGCGGAGGCGGGCGGAAGAACGCAAGGGGGGGGCAAGACGTGAAGCCGCGGAAGTACCGTAACGTGCCCGTCACCGTGGACGGGGTCCGCTTCGACAGCAAGCGCGAGGCGGAAATGTACCAGGGCCTGCTGCTGGAGCAGAAGGCCGGCAAGATCCGCGATCTCAGGCGGCAGGTCCGCTACCCGCTCGCCGTCAACGGCGTGCTGGTCTGCACCTACGTCGCCGACGCGGTGTACTGGGACAACCGCCTCGCCCGCGAGGTCGTCGCGGACGCGAAGGGCGTCCGCACCCGCGAGTACAGGATCAAGCGGAAGCTGATGCTGGCGATCCACAACGTCGAGATACTGGAGCTGTGACCCATGAACGTCGAAGCGATCGCCGCAGCCAGCTGCCGGCTGATCCCGCTCCGCGGCGGCGGCTTCGCCGTCGTGGACGCCGCCGACTGGCCCGCCCTCTCCCCGTTCGTCTGGCGGCTGCACCCGCGCGGCTACGCGGCGCGGGAGTACCGCGTGAGCGGCCGGCGCGGGCCGGTGACGGTGCTGATGCACCGCGAGCTGATGCGGCCCCTGCCGCATGAGGAGGTGGACCACGTCAACCGCGACCCGCTGGACAACCGGAGGGAGAACCTCCGCGTGTGCAGCAAGTCGCAGAACCAGGGCAACAGCCGCAAGCGCGTCAGCTACTGCGGGGAGCCCCCCACGTCGCGCTACAAGGGCGTCTCCTGGCACCGGGCCGGCGGCAAGTGGTCCGCCACCATCACCATCGACCGCCGGCAGCACTGGCTGGGGCTGTACGAGTCGGAGATCGAGGCTGCCTGGGCGTACGACCGGGCGGCGGCGGCGGTGTTCGGCCCGTTCGCGCTGGTCAACTTCCCGGGCACGGTCAACGCGCCGCTGACGGCCGCGCCGGGGCTGATCCCGTGAGGCTGCTCGTCTCCGGTGCCACCCGCACCGTCTCCCGCCTGATCGCTGACCCCGGGAGCGGCCCCGACGCCCGCCGCTACCTGGGGCATTTGATCTTGCCCCGCGCCCGCAACCGCCTCCAGGTCATCGAATCCACCGGCCTGCCCTACGCCTGCGACAACGGCTGCTTCCGCCGCTGGGAGCCCGCCCTCTTCGAGCCGATGCTGTCCCAGTTCGGTCCCGGCGCGGAGTGGGTGACGATGCCCGATATCGTCGGCAACGCGCACGGCACGCTGTGCCTGTGGGACGGCTACTCACGGCTGTACGGCGATGCCGCGGGCAGCCTCCGCTGGGCGCTGGTCGCCCAGAACGGCTGGGGCGATCGCGAGTGGGAATGGGCGCTGGCGCAGGCGGACGCGCTGTTCGTCGGCGGTGATGACACCTTCAAGGAGTCGCGTTACGTCGCCGATCTGGTCGCCGTGGCGAAGGGCCGGGGCAAGTGGGTCCACATGGGGCGGGTGAACACCTACCGTCGCTTCGCCATCGCCCACCGGATGGGCTGCGACTCGATCGACGGCGGCAGCTTCTCGCGCTGGCCGGACACCTGGATACCGGAGGCGATCAGGTGGGTGAAGCGGCTCGACGCCGAGGCGGCGCAGCCGGCGCTGTTCGCCTGACTCAGCGCGTGGCCCGGAACAGCCCCATCCCCTCGCCCGTCGGCTCGGCCTGCACCGCGAACCCCAGCCCTTCGAGGAACGCGGCCAGGTCGGGCATCCTGAACGGCCGGCCCACGTCGGCGTGCGCCCTGGCTTCGTGGCGTTCGTGGTACTCTCCCGCGATCTCCCGCACCCGCCCCAGCTCGCGGGAGGTGTAGAGCGCGGGGAACTCCGAGCCCTCGCAGTCGGTCACCAGCAGGCGCCAGACCTTCCGCAATCGCAGCAGGTCGTCCAGCGGCAGCGCCAGCACGTCGTAACCCTGCCCGCCGCCGTCGCCCAGCACCCCGCCGCCGCCCGTGTTCGCCGGCACCCAGTTGGGCTCGAAGCGGATCACCCCCGCCGGCTGGTCCGACCGCCACGCCGCGGCGTTGACGGGCAAGACCCGGTCCCAGACCGGCCTGAGATTGTGACACAGGAGGTGGTAATTCTCCCGCGACGGCTCGACGCACACCACCCGCGCCCCGGCGGCGGCGCACCTCCACGCGACGGAGCCGGTGTGCGCGCCGACGTTCAGGACCCAGTCGCCGTAGGCGAAGACTTCGGGGATGCGGTAGGTGTTTAATTCAATGGCCTCGTGCCAGATCGCCCGGTCCACCGTGCCGGGCCGGAAGACGGGGTGTTCGGGGGTCGCGTGAAGGCTCATACGCTCACCATGGCTTTCTCGACCTGGCGGTGGTCGAACTCGAGCACCTCGATCCAGCGGTCATGGATGCCGCAGCTGACCCGCCAGCGGTCGCCGTCGAGCACCGCGCCGCAGGGGAAGACGACCGGCGCGTACTGGCCGGGCGGCTGGGTGCCGCGGTCGGCCCAGTAGAGCGGCTGCGGGGTCACCCGCCGCGGCCGGAACGGCGGCTTCGCGTCGAAGGTGTAGACCCCCAGCGAGTACATGTAGCGCGGCTCGATCTTGCCGTGCGCCCAGCACCAGTATTCGTCGCCGACGAGCACCGGGCTGGCGCCGCCCCGCAGGGCGCCCCCGGCCCAGCGGATGGGCCAGTCCTGCCGGAAGGCCGGCAGCGCCCTGTCCCCCTCGACCCGGAGCACCGTGTGGGGGTGGACGTCGTACACCGCCAGCAGGTCGCCGCCGTGGGAGAAGAACGCCCAGTTCTTCTCCCACCCGCGACGTGCGTCATAATGCGGATAGGTCACATCCGCGACGGTGAGGTCATCGTCCAGCCGCGCGAGCATCTGGTGCGTGTCCGCGACCTGGTCGCGCCCGCGGACGCCGATGAAGGACACCCACAGGCTCCCCGCGTGCTCGAAGAATCGCGGGTCCTCCCGCCCGTAGCCGCAGCGCGGGTGCCAGAGGTTGAGGGTGGACTCCGGGCCGGCCGGCGTCAGGTCCTCCGACAGCGGCGCGACGTGGATTTGCGCCCCCTTCCACCCCGTCCTGTAGGCCAGCAGCAGCCGCCCCCGCCAGCGGTGGAGGCTGGCGTTGAACCGCGTCATCGGCCCGCCCCCGGCCAGCGCCTCGTCCACGCGGACGCGCCGGGTCGGCCCCACGCCGCGGTAGTCCTTGCAGGACAGGCAGCAGGGGTATTCGTGGCTGCGGCCGTCGCGGCGGACGACCAGGCGCCGGGCGCCGCTGCACTCGCCGTGGACCGCGCACGCCCTGACCGGGACGTCCTTCGCCCCGCCGCAGCCCTGGCAGTCGAGCCGCTCGCCCGTCTCGGCGCCCAGGTGGACGCAGGGCAATTCCTCCCGCCGCCGCGCGGACATCTCCCCCGGCTCCCGCGCCCCCGTCGACTGCATCGTCCGGCCGACCGGCAGGCGGCTTCCCGGCGGGCGCGTCGAGCCCGGCGGCGCCGGCAGCGTCCTGCGGGAGATCAGCTTGCCGTTGAGGTAGGTCGCCATCACCCCTCCCAGATGTGGAACTTGCAGGCGCAGTTGCAGAGGCTCGGCCCGTACTCGCCGTAGATGTCCACCAGGGGCGAAACAACGCTTGCGTCGAAGTCCCAGTTGATCGAGGCGAAGGTCGGGAACGGCGTGACCCCCGCCGCGTACAGGCCGTCGCACCAGGTGACCGCGGCGCCGATCAGGCAGCAGAGCGGGCGCATCGACCCGCCGTTGCACCCGTGCGCCGCGCCGTGTTCGTTGTAGGTCGCCAGTCGCAGCCCGATGCGGATGCCCGCCCCCGCCGGCGCCGGCCCCCCCGTCGATTCGGTCAGCTCCCAGCGGTGGTACTCCCCGTTGGGGGTGGTGCCGGTGTAGGGGATGATGAACTCGCGGTCGAAGAAGTCGGCGCAGCCCTCCGGGACGTCGCCCGTGCAGAGGGCGGTCCAGCCCGGCTCGCCGCCCGCGTCGGTCACCCGCAGCCGCAGCGAGCCGGGCACCGTGCGGTTCCAGCACGGGCTGAACCCGCGGCAGCAGCACACCGAGGTCTGGGTGTAGGTCGCCACGGATCACGCCTCGATGGTGATGTTGAAGGGGAACCCGCCGCACTCGCCCGTGTTGGAGCTGGCGCTCATGCCCATACTCTCGTTTCCGGCCCAGCCGGACCCGGCGGTGAGGTTCTCGTACAATTGCACCCCGGCTATGTCCAGATACCAGCGCGGGTCGTCGTAGTAGAGGGTGAGGGTGATCGGGTTGCCGCACAGCGTCCCCGTGCCGGTGGCCGTCCACTCCTGGGCTCCGGTCTGGCTGAACGTGTAGGTCTGGTTCAGCGCGGAGCACTCGTCGCAGGTGCCGTCCTCGATGTCCTCCAGCGTCAGCGTCGGGCTGCCCGGCCCGGAGCCGCCGCACGGCTCCTCGTCCCAGAAGAGGATGCGGCCGTCGCAGGAGAGGTACAGCGTGACGGTGTCGTACTCCCAGCCGCCGGCCGTGCAGCGCACCGCGGTCACCACCTCCAGGCACCGCTCCCACGCCTGCGAGCCGCACGCCTCCGACTCGCAGCCGCCCAGCGTCGTCGCCCCCAGCAGCACGTAGGCGCGGCGCAGCCCGTCGAGGTCCGCGTCGGCGTCGGCCTCACTCTCCACCCACAGCACCCGCGCCGGCCCGCTCGCCGAGGTCACCAGCGAGGACGTCCGGTCGGCGTCCGGCCCGCACGCGGTGTGCGTCGAGCAGCGGACGTCGAGCAGCGCCCACGCCGCCCCCGACACCACCGCGCGGCCGATCTCCCCGTCCGCCAGCGGCTCCAGCAGCACGGCGAACGCGGCCGTCGTGCTCGTCGGCACGATGCCGTCGAGTGCAACCCGCCCTTCCCACTCGTCGGCCCGCTGGGCGGGCGTCGTCGTCGCCGAGGACAGCGCCAGCACGCCCCAGCGGTCCACGAAACGCCCGCTGGAGTTGCGCAGCGTGATCACCGGCGGGGCGTGCTCGCCCGTCCGCCGCACCCGGTCGCCCACGTCGCCGAGGGACAGGTGATCGAGCACCGCGTCAACGACCGCGTTGTAAACTTCGCGAGGGATGCTCCGCAGCGACTCGCCCGGCAGCAGCCGCCGCATCCTGTTGCCTTCTGCCATCAGAGAATCCCCAGGTCGTAAAAGTCCGCGGGCGTGTAGACGTTCTCGACGTACGTTGCCAGCGGCGCGCGGACGATCTTTTTCGCGAGGTTGTCGTACTTGTCCGCGAAGCGGCTCCAGAGGTACTGCCACCCCTGCTTGCTGACCACCTTGGAGGGGTCGCCGCCGATCTTGATGCTGTCGGAGTTTCGGCTCTTGGCGAAGCGGTAGGTGAACTGCCACTGGTCCGCGCCCTGGCGGGCGTAGCGGGCGCCGAAGAACAGCACCTCACCCGCCGCGTGGCGGCGCCACTGCACCAGGTTGACGCTGGGGGACATCCAGTCGAGGAGGTCAATGTAGTCCTCGGTGACCAGCGCGGCCGGCACCGTGTGCGTCTCGCTCCAGGTGTGCCCGGCCGCGTGGATGTCGCAGCCCTCCACGGTGTCCTTCGTGACCCCGATGGCGCCCTCGTAGTCGGGCGCGGACTGGTTCGGCACCCATGAGTACCGGAAAGCCGTCCCCAGCGAATGGGTGATGTGCTGGGTGCCGCCGCCGATTTCCCCCTCGATGACGACGAACCCCGGTTCGCGCGGCTGGAGCGGCGCGTAGTTGACCGTGACGTCCCAGGCGCCCCAGCCGATACAGTCGATCGTGTAATCCTGCTTCCACATGCCCCCGTACGTGGGCGGCAGGACGCCGCTTTTCAAGAACGTGTGAATCACGAGGTCGTCCATCGTCCCGACGAGCAGGAAGCGCAGGGCGAGGCGCGAGCTGACCGCGTCGGCGGTGATGGTCGCCGTCCGGCTGCCCTTCTTCTTCTCCAGCAGGACAATAGGCATGGATTACCCCCCGGCCACCGCTGGCCCGCCGACGCCCTTCTTGAGCTGCTCCACCTGTTCCTTTGCGTGATCGACCAGCTTCTCGACCCCCGCCGCGATGCGGTCCTGTACCGTCCGGCTGCCCAGCTGCCCCGCGATGCGGGCGTTGAACGTGCCAGCCACGTCCACCTTCTGGCTGGCCGTCACCAGCCCGGCCTTTGCGTCCTTGACCTTGCCGGCCAGGCCGTCCTTGCCCTGGTTCGCCGCCGCCTTCGCCGCATCGACCCGCGCCTTCAATTCGTCTTCCGCGGCCTTCTTCGCCTCGGCGAGCCGCGCCTGGAGGTCGGCCCGCTCCTGCTCCCGCGCCGCCCTGGCCGCGTCCCGCGCTTCCTGGTTCGCCGCGTCCTTCGCCTGGCGCTCGGCCGCGATGGCGTCCAGCCGCTCCTGCTTCTGCCGCGCCACCTCCTCCGGGTCGCCGCCCAGCAGCCCCCGCCCCTCGGCGACGTTCTGGGCGCCCTTCGCCGCGACGGCAGCCGCCGCGATCGGGGCGCCGATCCCGGTGGAGGCGAGCACCGCCAGCCCGGCCTTGCTGTTGAGGAAAGCCCTGATCGGCCCCAGCGCCTTCTCGATCGGGCCGGCGATCCTGGCGAACACCCCCGACAGCGATTCCCAGACTCCCTTGATCTGTTCGACCGCGCCGACGAAGAACGACTTGAACCCGTCCCACGCCTTCGAGAGCCCGCTGACGGTGCCTTCCCAGGCGCTCGACATCCACTCCCCCAGCGTCTGCCAGGTGGACCGCGCCGACTCCGCGAAGGAGTCGGTGTCCCCGATGAGGAAGGAGGTGGTGTGTACCCAGGCGCGCTGGATCGCGTCCCAGGACGAGCCGGCCGCGTCGGAGAGGCTGTAGGTGATCTCCGCGAAGGCGCCCTTGAACGACAGCCACTGCCCCTCAAGGAACCCCGTCAGCTTGACCCACTCCAGGCTGATGGCGGCGGTCGCGATCTTGACCGCGGCGCCGATGTCCCCCGACTGGATCGCGGCCGTGATGCCGCCCCACGCGGTGGTCGCGGTGTCGCGGACGCTGCCCCAGGCGCTGCTCGCGGTGTCGGCGACGACGCCCCAGGCGCGGCCCGCCCCGCCGGCGACCGTGTCCCACAGGGCGCCGGCCGACGCGCTGACGGCGGCAATCGCGGCCTGCACCCTCGACGGCGATCCCGAGCCGCCGCCGTCCCGCGGCGCGGCGGGGGCAGGGGCGGCGCCCCCGCCCTCCCGCGGCGCGGCCGGTGGCGCGCCCCCCGCCGCCGCCGGCGCCGGCGCCCGCCCGCCGGTCGCGCCGGCCAGGCGCCGCGCCGCCGCGACCGCCAGCCCGACCGCGCCGGCGATCAGGCCCAGCTTCAGCGCCAGGGGGGACGCCAGCAGCGCCAGCCCGCCCAGCGCCATCTTGCCGCCGGCCAGCAGCGCCGCGAACCCCTTCGTCGCCGCCCCGGACGCCGTCGATGCCAGCAGACGCAGCGGCGCCGTGAGCAGCCCCACGCCGGCCGACAGCCCGGCCAGCCCGACGCTGGCGGCCTGCATCGACACGCCCAGCCCGACGAGCCCGACCCCCAGCCCGGCGACCGCGGCGGCGCCGCCGGCCACGGCCACCACGATGCCCCGGTTCTCCTTCACCCAGTCGATGGTACTCTTGATCACGGGGCCGATGGCACTCATCAGCCCCCGCAGCGCCGGCGCCAGGGCGGCGCCGATCTGGACCGCGACGGCCTGCAACGACAGCCGCAGCCCCGACATGCCCGCGGCGAATTCGGCCGCGCCCTTCGCCGTCTCCGCGTCCATGACGACGCCGAGGGCCTTCGCCTGTTCGCCGAGGTCGCGTAGCCCGGCGATGCCCCTGTCCAGCAGCGGCGCCAGGGAGGTCGTGCCGAGGATCTCCATCGACCGCGCCGCCCGCTCGGCCGGGTTGGGGATGCGGCTCAGCTGCTCGGCGACGATGGCCAGCCGCTGCTCGGGCCGCAGGTCGGCCAGCTGCCGCCACGTCAGCCCCAGGCTGCCCAGCTTGTCGATGGCCCCGTCCGCGCCGTTGGCCGCGTCGATGAAGGCGCGGTCGATGCTCTTGATCGCCCCTTCGACGGTGGCCAGGTCGGAGCCCGCCTGCTCGGCCCCCAGCTTGAGCGCGGACAGGGCCTCGACCGACGCGCCCGTCCGCTCCGACATGCGCTGTAGCTCGGCCCCGACGTTGCTGAACTGGCCCACCGCGGCGCCCAGCCCGGCCATGGCGGCGCCGCCCAGCGCGGCGAGGCGGGCGCCTACCGCGGTGATCGCGGCGCCCCAGGCTGCGAGCCGCGCCGCCGCCATGTCCAGGGCCTTGCGGAGGCCGGCGTCTACGGCGCCCAGCTCGATGTAGGCGCGTCCGGCGCGGATGCCCGATGCGTCAGCCATAACCCTTCTCCTTCGCGGTCTTGCCCCACGCGACCCACTCGCGAGTCACCCGCTCCACGAAGTCGTCTTCTTCCGGCCCGGGCGCCGCCCGGGCGGTCGGGTTGAGCTGCTCGGCCTTGACCGCCTTCGCGTCGGAGGCGCGGTGCATGTTGTAGACCATGGCCAGGATCTCCGACGTCTGCGCCCACTCCAGCTCACGCCGCGCCTGCGCCATGTCCGCCAGCTCGCGGAGCGTCAGGGGGTGGGGGTCGATGCCGACGACGCCGGCGCATCGCCAGACGAGGGGCCAGGCCCCCTCATGGCCTTCACGACCTCCTCCACCGTCATCGCGTCCAGCCGCTGCTCCTCCTCCATCACCAGCCGCTCCATCGCCTCCCGGGCCTTGCGCTCCCCCTTCCTCAGCACCACCCGCAGGCTCCGGTCGGGGAAAAAATCCAGCAGCTCCTGAACGAACACCTGCGCCGCGTCCTGCAGCGCGTCGCCGCCCATCGACCGCCCGAAGTCCTCGTCGGTGACTCCGTCGTGCTGCCCCTGGCAGAGCACCCACAGCGTATCGACCACCGCCACGGGGTCCGACAGGAGCTTGCCCAGCGCCTGGATGCCGCCGTCAATGAGCGCCACCAGGTCGCGCCCGAGCTCGCCCCGGACGCGCTTGACCTGCGCGACGTCGATCTTGACGGCCCACGCCCGCCCCTGCGTGTCGATGAATTTCCGCATGCTCAAACTCCCGAATGGAGGTTATGCGGGCCGGGCGCGTGGGCGAGCGCGGCCGGCCGCGCGTGTCAGGCCGTGTACTCGACCGGCACGTTGTCGTTGAGCGCCGGCGCCAGGCTGACCGCGTCCACCTGGATGTTCTTGAGCGGCTCGCTCTTCGCGAATTTTTTGACCGTGCAGACGGCCCGCATGCCCTTGCTGCCGGACGTCGTCCGCGGCCCGTTGAGCATGAGGATGTCAACGGTGGACAGCGCGTGATACGCCGTGCTGATGATCGACCACGCGCTGTTGGTGGTGTCGTGGATCATGTCGAAGTCAATCGACATCTTCTTGCTGACCGCCAGCTCGGCCTCCCAGTCGCCCATGGCCCGGCAGTCGGCGTCAACGGTCGTCGTCTCCTTGTTGTCGCTGACGTCGCGGGCGAGGGTGATTTCCACCCACGTCGGCGAGGCGTAGGACGCCGAATTCACGTACAGCTTGCCACGTCGCCCCAGAGTCGGCATTTGCTCCCCCCTTTATCGCTTGATGGAGCCGGCCCAGATGCCGGGCAGCTCCTTCTTGACCTGCTCGAAGGACGGCGCGAGGTACGGCCTCGGCCGGATCGTCACCGTCCGCGTGCCGTCGCCGTCCTTGATGACGCTCGGCCCGCCGTACTCCAGCGCCGCGGGCGCGTTGCCCGGCTTGCCTTGCAGCCGCGCCGGCCCGACGACGACCGACTTGCGGGACTCGTCATAGGCGAAGAACACCAGCTCTCGCAGCGGCGAGACGGACTGCGGCTTGCCCGTCTTGCCCGTCTTCGCCGACACCTTGCCCGGCCGGCTCATCGTCTTGTGGATCACCGGCGACCCGCCCGGCTGGCTGATGTCCTCGCCGTACTTCAGCCGGGTGCGGATCGCGGCCCGCAGGAAGGCGCCGAACTTCGACAGGTTCTTCCGGGTCGTCCTGTCCGTCGCGGACAGGACGCCCGGCCTGTCGAAGAAGTTACCCCTGGCGGCCTTCACGTTCATCTGCATCAGACCACCTCCTTGAAGGTGGCCGTCATGGCGCAGACGAAAACCGCGTCCTCCTCCATGGCGCCGAGGTCATACGGCCCGTCCACGGCGAGCGCGACCGACTGGCACTGCCCCGAGGCGCCGAGGTCGGCGTTCAGGCAGTAGACGGCTATCTCGTCGCACAGGGCGACCAGCGCGTCCTTTTCGGCGTCGGTGTCGGCCCGGCGCTGGACGCACACCGCGACGGCGCGGTCCATCTCGGCGAGGTCCCGGGCGACCTGCTCGCCGGCGATGCCCCCCGGGACGACAGACACCCGCAGCGTCTCCAGCTGCTCCAGGGTGTATTTCGGGCGGTACTCCCTGACGGGCGTGATGGAGGCGTAAGGGGCGCTCCACGCCTGCGCCGCCAGGGCCGTCACCAGGGCGTCCGCGATCTGGACGACGTTCACAGGTCCGCGGCCCCCTTGCAGTGAACCCTGAACCGTTCGTGCCGGGCGTCACTGTACCGCCAGGCCGGCTCGCTCATCACCGGCCGCACCTCGTAGCGCCGGCCGTCCGTCGCGTCGTCGATCAGGTCGCCGTCCGCCGGCTGGCCCAGCGCGGCCAGGTCGTCCACCCAGATCAGGTAGTCCCGCTCGGTGCGGACGATGCGGACGTTGCCGTTGCGGTCGGCCACCCGCAGGACGGACGAGCTGACGACGGCGGGGACGCCCGTCAGGACCGTCGCCCCGCGGCGGTAGGTGACCAGGCGCGAGACGTGTTCCCGCGCCTGCGCCGCCAGCCACTCCACGCCCGTCTTCAGCAGGTCCGCCATGGAACCCCCTTACGCCACCGTCAGGCCGGTGATGATCGGCGCAATCTGGATCTGCGTAGTCGAGATGCCGTAGCCGATGAAGGTGACCTTGTTGGTCGCGACGAGGTCGGCGTGCGGGCAGATGCCGCCCGCCGTCGCGCTGACCACGTAGGGCGTCCCCGCGACCACCGTGCCGCCGGCCGTGTACGGACCCGACGTCTGGACCGACAGGGGCTGGCCCGCCAGCGCCCCGTGGAGGGAGACGCCGAAGCGCGGGACCGACGCCGTGCCGTTGCCCACCTCCTCGGCCGCGCTGTCACACTGCGCCTTCCACCAGCGGCCGTCGCTGGCCTTGCGGTAGACCGACTGGCCGGCCGTGATCGTCTCGCCGGCCAGGAACTGGTGGTCAACGGCTGCGCCCGTGCCCTGCGCGACGTTCGCCGCCGTCACCGTGATGTCTGCCATGCTGCTGCCCCCTAGACTCGCCCCGCACGCCCGGGACCGGCGCCGATCGCGGGCTCAGGGAACGCCCCGGAGCCCGCGAGCCGGGTGTCCGCTTACTCCTGGTAGCGGGCGCGGAGCCAGTCCACGCCGACCTTGTAGACGTCGGTGGAGCTGCTCTTTTCCAGGTGGGCGAGCAGCCCCAGCGGCCCGGTCGCGGCGTCCAGCTTGAAGGCCGTGGCGCCGAGCACCAGGCTGCCGTTGATGTAGACCTGGATGTCCGCCGGGTCGCGCAGGTCCATCCAGAACTCGACCCGCTCCGAGACGCTGGAGCCCTCGGTGTAGTCGATCGTGCTGTCCGTCGCGGCGACCTCGGTGGTGCCGTCGTCGGACTCGACGGCCAGGTTCGTGGAGTTGCCGTCAACGTGGATGAACAGACTCTCGGTGATCTGGTCCGCGTCGGAGGCGTGCGTACCGTTGGCCACGCCAATGTTGAAGTCCTGGGTGGCGTTGCTGCCGTCGTTGATGATGCGAAAGGCGCCTTCCACGATGGCGTTCGCCGCGACCGCGAAGCGGTCCACCGTCAGCAGGTCCGTCTTCTGCGCCTCGTTGGTCGCGGTGAGCTCCAGCACCGCGCAGCCGCCCAGCCGCACCGGGTAGCCCAGCCCGCCGGCAGCCGCGGTGCCCACCGTCGTGGACAGGCACGGGTCGCGGTGCAGGTCCAGGTCGTAAGGCGGGTCCACGTTCAGGGTGACCACGCAGGTCGTGGCGGCGCTGGTGGCGTCCTCGGCGAAGCGGCCGAGGTAGAAGTCCCGGTCGTTCACCTTCTTGTAGGTCACCGCGTTCGCCGAGTGGTCCCAGTAGGCGCGGCCCCCGGCCAAGCCGACGAACCCGGCCGTCTTCGTCAGGGTGACCTGCCCGTCCGTCTCGAAGCCGGCGGTGTCGCCCAGCGCCGCGGAGGTGAGGCCGGTCTTGTACCCGGCCATGCCGTTGGGGAGCTGGTGGACCTCGCCGCCGGCGATCGACGCCGCGGCGGTCTTGCGGTACTCGCTCCCGTTGCGAAGGGGAATGGCGTCTGCCATGTATCTGATCTCCGAAGGAGTGTTCTCGCGTGAGGGCCGCCCGGCGTCACGTCACGCCGGGCGCGGTGTGTCAGTCGGCCGGTCAGGCGTTGTTGCCGCGGTAGAGCCCCTTGTAGTCGAGCACGTCGGCGCCCACGTCCATGTTGATGTCCCAGCCCATGCCCCACTGGCCGCCGCGGTCGAGCACCCAGCTGCGGCTCTGCGGGGAGCGGCCGGTGCCGGCCAGGTACGCCACCACGATGCCGTGAGCGGCGGCGGCGGCGAGGAACCAGTCGTTGGTGTCGCCGTCGTACGCCGTGCCGGTGGCCGGGTCCGTCACGCCGTTGTCCAGCCGCGGCTCGCTGACGGGCGTGAGCCCGATCCCGGCCACGGTGTTGACGTTGCCCCTCACCGTGTCCGTCGCGCCGGCGATGAGCAGGACGGTGGACTGGACGAGCTCGCGGGCCGCAAAGTCCAGGGTGCTCGGGACGATCAGGTGAGTCGGCTGGAGGTTGAGGTTGACGCCCTCCTCCTGCTGCCGCCGGATGCGCGTCACGCCCGTCTGGATGGTCGCGATCGACAGGACGGCGGGGTTGTCGGTGTTGCTGTGGTTGGAGTGGAACAGCGCCGTCCCGCTGGCGAGCGCCCCGTTCGCCTTGAGCAGCGAATAGACGAGGTCGGGCCGCAGCCGGGCCGCGGCCAGCCCCATCTCCCCCGGCAGGGTCGCGAAGGCGTTCAGGCGGTCGTCGATGATGTCCATCTCGTCGATGACGATCTGCCCGCTGTACCGCCCGACCTTGTACGTCTCCTTCGTGTCCTTGCGGTGCATGTGCTGCGCCGTGCCGCCGCGGGCGTGCCGGCTCAGCGCGCCGCCCTTCTTCAGGCGGATGTCCTCGTTCTCCTTGAAGTCGTTGACGTCGCGCTCCTGCACCCACCCGCCGGTCGTGTCCGGCGCCTCGGCGTACGCCTCCAGCAGCCGGGCGTTGACCGACGTGGTGAAGATGTTGGTCAGGTCGCCCCCCGAGAAGGCGGCCTGAATCAGCGCCTTGCGGCCCCGCGGGACCTCCCGGCCGGCCAGGCGCAGCGCCTCGCGGCAGACGTCCACCGCGCTCATGTCGGAGTAGTCGTGCGCGGCCTCCATGACGCGCTGCCGCTGGTCCGCGTTGACGGAGAGGCGCAGCCACCGCGGCAGCCCGATGGCGACCGCCCGCTGGGTGGTGTAGCTGGGGTGATCCAGCCGGCCGCCGGCCCGCAGCAGCATGGCGCCCTGGAGCGCCTGCAACGTGCAGTCGCGGTCGTGGCCGCGGACCACGTCCACCTGTGCCGGCCGCCGCATCCGCAGCAGCTCCAGCTCGGTGCGGTCGCGGGTCCAGCCCTGCTCGATCGCGCGGGCGGCGAGCGGGACGTCCTGCCGGTTGACGCGCACGCTGGGGTTGCCGGCCCCGGCGCACAGCGCGGTGATGGCGTGTACCCGGCGCACCTCCGCGGCGTCCGCGGCCCGCCGCGCCTGGAGCTGGCGGCGGCGCGAGGCCGCCGTCATCTCCTCTTCCTCCTCGTCCCCCTCCGCGGCCTCCACGTCCTCCTCGCCCTCGGCGGCGGCGGCGGGCGCGGGCGGCGCGGCGCCCTCCTCCTCGGCCTCGCCTTCGGCGCCCTCCTCCTCGGCGAACTCCGCGTCGTACATCTGCTGCATGTTGGCGCGCTGGATCTCGTCCAGCGCGTTCGGGTCGAACCCCTTGCTCGTCACCCACGTCTCGAAGTCCATAGCACCCCCCTTGAGCCTGCGCATCACCAGTGCGGCCGTGTTCTTCGCGGCGCCGATGACGACGAATGAGATCTCCCGTAGTTCGACGTCGCGGGCAACCTCCACCGGCCCCGCGTGCTCCACCCCGTTGACGACGACCGTGGCGCCGGCGCTGACCTTCTCCCGCCGGCCGATGTCCGCCCCGACGCTGGCCTGCCAGGTGTGCCCCTCGGCGACCAGCATCAGCACCATCTGGCCCCCGCGGGTCGATTCGTAGACCGGCCCGGCCGCGACCAGCTGGCCGCTCTCGACGGCCAGGGTGTCCGCCCGGCCCGCCACCCACTCCGCGACGTCCATGTGGTCGTACAGGACCGGCAGCGGCTGGCTGGGCAGACGCAGCGTGTCCAGGTCGATGACGAGAGGGCAGTCGCTCCACGGCTGCCGGAACCGCTCGCCCGAATACGCGACCATGCTGAACCGCCGTGGCTGCCCCTCGCCGGCCGCCGCCTGGATCTGCACGCGGCCCCGGAGGGTGAGCCCCCGCGCCGGCCCGGTCGCTCGCACCTTACGCGGCATTGGTCGGCACCCCCTCTGTAGCGGCCTGCTTCGGCGGGGCGCCGAGCGCGTCCCGCACGTGCGCCTCGTACACCTCCTCCATGACGCGCTGGCGGATGCGCTCGCGCCAGTCGCGCCCCTGCGCCCCGGCGATCTCCGCGTGCGTGGCGGTCCCCGACCGCAGCCGGATCTCGTCGGATTCCGCCTCCGTCTTGGGGTCGATCACCGGGCGGCTCGGCCACTCCCACCTGTGCGGCAGCGCGGAGGCGTCGGCGGGCGTCCCCTCGGGGAGCAGCCCGGCCAGCCGCGCCTCGCGATACCACTCCGCGAAGACCGGCTCGAGCACCTCACGGGCCATGTCCTCGCGCTCGACGTCCACGCCCTCCCAGTACACCAGGTGGTCGAGCCGGGCGCTGGAGAAATTCGACTTCGAGGAGTCGCCAAGGGCGACGTTGAGCGGTACGCCCAGGCACCGGCAAATCTCCCTCAACAGGCACCAGACGAACATCTCGTACGTGGTGCCCGGGTGTTCGCCCTTGAACTGGTTCATCTTCGCGCCGGGCGGCAGGCGCATCATCATGCCCCGCTCGATGTCGTAGGCGTCGAAGTCCTCGTCCGCGCCGCCGTCGTCCGTCCGCGACGCGCCGTCGGTCGTCTCCAGCACCGCCGCGAACGAGGCCGCCGTCTCGGCCGCGGTGATGGTCGCCAGCGTGAAGCGCCGCAGCGCCTGGAACAGCCCCAGGCACGGGGTGAATTCGGGGATGCCCCTCACCTGGCCGGGCCGGTCGCAGCGGAACCAGTGGACGACGTAGCGCCTCTCCACCTGCCGCGTCTCGTGCGCCGCCATCGCCCAGTCGCCCGGGTGGTAGCGCAGGAAGTGGTACGTCACCGGGTTACCGGAGTCGTCGAAGGTGATCCCGTCCACGCTCAGCGGGTCGATCGGGGACAGGAACGGGGTGGTCATCTGCTCGGCCTCGGCCAGGTGCAGGTCGAGCTGGACCGGCCCCGGGACGGCCGGGTTGGTGATCAACAGGCCGACGCCCTCGCCGTCGCGCTTCTTGCTCTTGGCCAGCACCCGCAGCTTGTCCGCCAGGCGGATTGCGGTGCTCCACAGCTTCCAGTGCCCCTCGATCTGCCTGTTCGCCTCGTCGCTGCCCCAGGTCACCTGGAGCGTCGGGCCGGACCCCACCAGGTTGTTCGCGATGGTCTGCAAGATGCCCTGCGCGTACGAGTTGTTATCCGTCTCGTAACGGCTCCGCTCTCGCAGGATCTTCCGCACGGCCGGGCTG